GACGACATGGGTGAACCAGAAATGGATGCAGTTGATGCAGAATTAGACGGTCCGTCGGACGAAATGGGTATTGAAGAGATCATCAGAGAGTTAGAAGAAGATTTAGACGAAGGTGAAGGACATTATGCTGAAGAAGAAGAACCTGTAATGGGCGAAAATTATTCAGAAGAAAATAATGGAACTGACGAAGGACAAGTTTTAGAATCAACTGATAAATCTATTGACGAACTTATCGAAGCAATCTTAGCTGAAGAAGAAGAAGAGAAAGAAGAAGAGAAAGAAGAAGAAACAGTTGATGAATCAAATTGTGGCGGTACTCGTAAGAAAAACGAAGAGATGAAAGAAGCTCTCGAAGAAGCTTATGATACTGTAGGACATCTTAAATCAGTAATCAACGAAGTTAATCTTTTAAATGCAAAACTTCTTTACACAAACAAATTGTTCCGAAATTTTGAGTTGAACGAATCACAAAAAATGAAAGTGATTGAAAACTTTGACAGAGCTGGTAACACCAGAGAAGCAAAATTGGTATTTGCAACTTTAGCAGAATCATTCCATAAGCCTAGCAGAGGAAAAAAAGTAGTTAAAGAATCAAGATCAATGGCATCTAAGCCTGTTGCAACAACTGCTCCAAGCAAAGAGACAACTCAAGTATTAACTGAAGGCTTTGAACAAGCCAACCGTTGGAAGAAACTAGCGGGTTTAATTAAATAACTTTAAAACAAAGGAAACGAAAAAATGAGTTTAAATTCATTATTACAAAGTCCTGATGCCTCTCAAAGAAATGCTGTTAAAGCACACGTTTCTAAATGGGAGAAAACAGGTCTTTTAGAAGGTCTATCTAATGAGACTGAAAAAGCCGGTATGGCTACTTTGCTTGAAAACCAAGCAAGACAATTAGTAAAAGAAGCAAATGCTACAGGTACAGCAGCTGGTTCTGAGGAATGGGCAGGAGTTGCTCTTCCATTAGTAAGAAGAATCTTTGCTGAATTTGCAGCTAAAGAATTCGTATCAGTACAACCAATGAACTTACCATCAGGTCTAGTATTTTACTTAGACTTTAAATATGGTACAGCTCGTCCAGGATTTGATGATGATAATGCCGATCCAGTATCAGCAAACGGTCATCCATTTGGAACTCCAGAAGCTGACGATTCAATGTTTGGTGTTACTAATACATCAGGTGATCCATCAGGTGGTCTTTATGGTGCAGGTAGATTTGGATATTCAATTCCAAACGCAACTGGCGTTGCCGCAACTGTATCTGCAGGAGCCTCTACAGGTTCAGGAGCTGCTCACACAGCTGCAACTAGTGCATCATTGAACTTTGATTCACTTTACACTGCTAATTCTGGTCAGTATTTTAATTTAACAGTACCAGTACCAACTGATGCTGATGCATTAGCAGTTAGATCATTTACTTTGATTTCTGGTTCAACTGAAATTATTCCTGTACAAGCATTCTCAACTATTGACGCTAACTTTACAGCATCAATGGTAGTAACTGCTTCATTGGCAGGCGGTGCAACTGGTATTCAAGTAGCAATCGATAACAATGGCTTGAATGTTAACTATAGCAAAGCTCCAACCGATATTACAAGAGGTGACTTTGAAGATGCTAATCCGTTTAAAGGATCTGGTGCTAATACTGGTATCGATGATGGTACAGATATTGACATTCCAGAAGTTAACTTAGAACTTCAGTCTGAGCCAATCGTTGCTAAGACTCGTAAGTTAAAAGCTGTATGGACTCCTGAGTTCGCTCAAGACCTTAACGCTTATCACTCAATCGATGCAGAAGCAGAATTAACTTCAATGTTGTCTGAGTATGTATCAATGGAGATTGATTTAGAGATTCTTGATATGTTGATTTCATCTGCTCCAACTACTGAGTATTGGTCAGCAGTAAACAATGAGATCTGGAATGGTTCGTCATTCGATCAAACGTCTGCTACTACTGGTGGGTTCTATAACACGCAAGGTGGATGGTTCCAAACACTTGGTACTAAACTGCAGAAAGTTTCAAATAAAATTCACCAAAAGACATTGCGTGGTGGTGCTAACTTCTTAGTTACATCTCCAGCAGTTGCAACTATCCTTGAATCTATTCCTGGATTTGCTGCAGACACTAATGGTGATAAAATGGAATTTGCCGCAGGTGTACAAAAGATTGGTGCAATCAATAACAGATACACTGTTTATAAAAATCCATACATGAAAGAGAATGTAATTCTTATGGGCTTCAGAGGAGCACAGTTCCTAGAAACAGGAGCAGTTTTCTCTCCATATGTACCTCTTATTATGACTCCTTTAGTTTACGATCCAGTAAACTTCACACCAAGAAAAGGTGTCATGACACGTTACGCGAAGAAAGTAGTTCGTCCAGAATTCTACGGAAAAGTATACGTGAAAGGATTGGAGACTCTTTAATAGTTAAATAGTTAAACACTTTTTAATTTAAAGAATTAACAATTGAAAGGGAAAGGGAGGCTTCGGCCTCCCTTTTTTACTGTTTTGATATTTATATAAAAAAGAAATACTATGGCAGTACCAAGAACGAAATACGAAATGTTTGCAGACATACGGTATGACGGTAGACTTGTAGACGTGTTAGACCGTATCCGAGCAATCCGTTTAGTTTTAATGGTTCATATTGAACAAGATTTAGGACCACATAAAGAGTTAGTAAAAATCAAAGTACTAACGCCATATCCTGCGAATAAAACATTCGAAGCAATAAGACAAATGTGTTTAGGTAAAATTGAAACCCTTAAGGATATGTCTTACAGAAAATCAACACTTACAAAATTAAGTTAAAAAAGTTACATTATGGCAACATCAAATAGGGTAAAGACCCCTCCAAAAAACAGCATTAAATTTTCTATAACATTATCAGAAGAACAGAAATATGCAAAAGCTAAAATATTAAAAACACCGTTTAACTTTATATTAGGTAAAGCTGGTAGTGGTAAAACATTATTAGCAGTTCAAGTAGCATTAGATAAATACTTTAAACGAGAAATTGATAAAATCATTATTACTAGACCAACCGTATCAACCGAAGATAACGGCTTTCTTCCGGGATCATTAGAAGAAAAAATGAGCGAATGGCTTGTTCCAATACGAAGCAATATGAGAAAAGTTTATAATAAACCTGAATTGCTAGAAAAAATGGAAAAGGAAGAAAATATAGAATTAGTAAGTCTTGCACATTTTAGAGGTCGGACATTTGATCATTCTATATGTATTGTAGATGAATTCCAAAATCTAACTAAACAACAACTACAAATGGTTGTGAGTCGTTTAGGTAAACATAGCACTATGATTTTATGTGGTGATAGATATCAGATTGATTTAAAATTTAGCAATGATTCTGCTATACATGAAGTCCCAAAAATAAAAGAATCTAAATATGTCAATGAAATTATTTTAACAGATAATCATAGACATGAGTCATTAGAAGAAATTTTGAACCTCCTAAATGAAAAGTATTGATATTTATATTAAAGGATATTAATGGACTACTCAGAAAATAAACCAATATGGCCCGGAAGCTCTTCATTTAGTAGCGGAAAAACACCATTTGGGTTTTTTGATGCAGACCCTTCTTTTCAGACTGAAGCAGATAGTTTTGCCAAGTTTGCAGCAAATCATGTTGGGTATCCAATAATGGATGTTGAGTTAATTGATATTAATTTTTACACAGCATTTGAAGCAGCAGTAATTGAATATTCAAATCAAGTTAATCAGATAAACATTGTTAATAATCTTGTTAATACATTGGGTATTAAAACAGGTAGTGATTTCTTTTCAAGTCAAGGTTTAACTGGAGCAGTTGTTGGTAATTCAATGGGATATATTACCAAATTAGCAAAAGCATATGGCACAGAAGCTGATTCGGGTGGTAATGTCAAATGGTATAGTGCATCAATTGATGTTCAAGACGGAAAACAAACATATAGTATACGAGAAGCAGTATCTGCGTCATTAGGAATAGAAGTTACCAATAACAATGGCATTGAGATTAAACGAGTATTACACAATACACCACCGGCAATTATTAGATATTTTGATCCATTTGTTGGTACTGGATTAGGTTCGCAACAAATGTTAGATGCATTTGACTTTGGTGGATTTTCTCCTAGTGTTAATTTTATGATGATGCCAATTCATATGGATTTATTTAGAATACAAACTATTGAATTCAATGACAGAATTAGAAAATCACATTTTTCTTTTGATATCCATGGTGACGATATAAGAATATATCCAGTACCAGGAACACAAGGAACTATGTCAACTCCGTTTTATGATAAAGTATGGTTTGAATTTATTTTCGAAGAAGATAAAACCAATGACGGGGTGTTATTTGGGAATAGCGCACTTTTAAACGATGTTATATCTGACGCATCTAATATACCATATACATATCAAAAGTACAATAACATTAATGATATGGGTCGTAGTTGGATATATAGATATGGTGCTGCACTCATAAAAGAAACATTAGGTTATGTTCGTAATAAATATTCTAATGTACCAATACCAGGAGGAGAAGTAACACTAAATGGTAGTGATTTGGTATCACAAGGACAATCAGAAAAAGATGCTCTAATTACACAGTTAAGAGAATTTTTAGATAAACTAACAAAAGAACAAATGTTAACAAGACAAGGAACTGAAGCTACTCAACAAATGGAGATACTAGCAAAAGTTCCATTAAAAATATATATTGGATAGGAGGTAAAATATGGCACTGTTTGGAGGACAACGAGATGCTAAATTTTTAGCCGCTATCAATTCAGAACTGATCAATGCAGTAATAGACACTGAAATTGAATTTTATAAATTATTAGTAGAATCATCAGATTCAAATTTATATGGAGAATCAGAAAGCAAATCATATTATGATTCTATACTTATTCCTTGTGTAATTACTAAAGACGAAAAAAATTCTAATATGGATGATTATGGTCATACATATACTAGAACAGGTAAATTTGCAATATCTAGAGATATATTAGTACGAGCAGACTTTTATCCTGAAGTTGGAGATATATTGCTTTGGGACAATGAATATTTTGAAGTAGACAATGTAGATGCTAATCAGTATTTCATAGGAAAAAATCCAGAAACGTGGCCAAATGGAGATCAACATGGTTATAGTGTGTCAGTGATGGTAGATGCTCATGTAACAAGACAAACACCACAAGGTATTAAAGATATAAGAAACGGAGGAAATAATAATTCTCCTGCATATAAAGGACATTAATGCCAAGATATAACAGAAAAAATATCGATCGTAAAACAAATAAACCTAATCCTAAAAAAACGGAAGGTTTAAACAATGATCCAGTATTAAATCGAGCTGAACAAGTACGGCGTGATGATGATGTTATACGCACGGTTAAACGTACGGTATATGATATTGACTATGCAATAAAATGGTATATAGAAAATGAAATACAACCTCAAATAACCGCAAATAAAAATTTAATAGACGTTCCTGTAATATTTTCAAATGGTGAAAAATGGGACAATGTACGTCGTTTAGGTTATCTTCGTGACGAAAAGGGAATGTTACAATCTCCTCTAATAATGCTTAAACGTAATTCAATGCAAGAACGAGACAACACCCGAACACTTGACGTTAATAGACCACAAGCAGGAAATCATATAATTTATCGTAGTAAATATAATAATAGAAATAGATATGAAGATGAATTATTTCCTATACCAACTAATGAGCCACAACAATCTAAAAAAATATATGTAGTAGATGTTCCAAAATATGTTAATATAGAATATGACATGATGCTTTGGTGTGATTTTACTACGCAAATGAATGATCTAGTAGATCAAATAATGCCATATGGTAGATTTGCATGGGGAAATGAATCGAATAAATTTGCTACAGCAATGGGTAGTGTTAGTTTCGAGACTGTTAATACAGTAGGCGAAGACAGATTAGTTAGAGCAACTATTCCTTTAACAGTTATGGGAACACTGCTTTCAGAACAAGAAACAAGAAAGTCTACATTGAAAAAAATGTATTCAGTAAAAAAAGTTGTTTTCCAAACAGTTATTGATTTAGATAACAATATATTTGAAACAACAAAAATACCAACTCAATTATTAGCAGCATCTCAAACTATTGCAGGCGGAGGTAGTGTAATAGTAAATGGTGGTGGGACTAGTGCAACAGTTGATAGTAACTCAATGGCATACTTAATAGGTCTTGTAGATAAAACTGCAACATATGTTTCTGCCACAACAGTAAACGTAACAGGAACTCCTAAAATTAATCCAAGCACATTAGCTTATGCATCTGTCAATGAATTTGATGTATATGTAAACGGACAATACATAGACAAAGCAGCATATACATGGACGCCAGATGAAAACACAACACAAACAATAGTATTCGATACTGGCACATTAGGCTATGATATCTTGAATACTGACACTGTTATTGTTAATGGGAGATGGGCATAATGGCAAGACAAATAAGACCAGGACAACTTCAAGAAAATGTATTATATAATATATCTGCGAGTTTTGCTATATCAGCATCTCATGAAATTACACATGAAGTCTCTTCTAGTTATGCAGAAACAGCAAGTTTTGCTAATTTTGCTGCAACGTCTTCATATGTAATTAACACAAATATACCAGAAAAATTACATTTACAAGTCAGAAATGATGATGTTGTAACAATACCGGCTGGCACTCCTATATACTCAACAGGTGAAATAGGAGGAAGTGAACGAATTAAAGTAAGAATAGCATCTGCTAGTAGTGCTGATAAAATGCCTTCTATCGGTATTGCTGAAACTGATTTAACTACCACCGGTAATACTAAAGATGGGTTTGCTATTATAAACGGAATTTATAATACCAACGTAACTCCAATATCAGGTACGCCTGCTATAGGAGATAATATTTATATTCATGAAAATAGTGGATTGACTACAATTAAACCGTCTGGATCTAACTTAATTCAAAACATAGGTACTGTATTAAAAACTAATGGTACTATAATACAAGGAATGAAAGTTTCTTCAATTGACAGATCAAATGATGTACCTAATCTGTTAACAGGAAATGTATTTTATGGTGTAGGAGATCAAGCAACACAATCGCCTTTAAGTGATATCATTAGCGGCAGTTTATTTTTATATAGCGGTTCATTTAGTGGTAGCTATGAAGGAGATGGATCGCAGTTATCAGGAATATCAACAACACCATTTCCATTTACAGGAGACGCAGTTATAACCGGATCATTAGTTGTATCTGGCAGTGGCACGCAAGGAGGATTAAGAACTAATACTAGAAATATAATATTAGGACAAGGCGCCGGCCATGATCAAAATGCAACTAACGGTCCTTATAATGTAATGATCGGTTATCAGGCAGGGTATACTAATACAACGGGTGACTCCAATGTTTGTATAGGACAGAATGCTGGATATGCTTTAAGCACAAATGCGTCAGATGACAACATTTTTATAGGTAAATTAGCTGGAGCAGGAGGAACATCCCCTGCAGCTAGAATGAGTGACGCTAATTATAATATTGCTTTGGGCTATGAGACTATGTTATAT